GATGGTATACCCGCGGTAGTCAACAAGCTCAAAACATACATAACTTAATAACTAAGTTAAAAGAAGCCGGACAAGGAGATGAAGCAGAAGCTTTATATAAATCTTACCATGAGAAGAATAGAATAAACGAAACCGCAACTAATGAATATAAAGTAGGAGATAAAGTTACTAAAAAGTATGCATCAACAGATGATGATTTCCATAATGAATACGAAATAGTTTCTATCGAAAACGGACGTGCTACAGTAAAAGACCTTAAAACAGGTAAAATGACCGGAATGGCAATATCTGATTTAATGGTAGCTGAAGCATCAGCAGGGAGCATACAGAAAAAACATGGAGAGATTGTCGCTAAGATGAAAGCTCTTGCAGCTAAGTACAAAGGTGGTGATCATTCTGTAGTACCGGAGTTAAAAGCTTTAACAGCAGAAAAGAAGAAATTAGAAGCTGAATTAGACGCAGCTGTTGCCGGAACTGGAGCAGATCAGGAATTAGATTCCAACGTAGATGAAGCTAAGAAAGCTAAGAAAGATTTTGATAAAGACGGAGAGGTAGAATCTCCAGAAGCTGAATATAAAGGTGTAAAAGACAAAGCTGTTAAAAAAGCTATGTTAAAAGAAGATTGGGGTTCATCAGATCAAGGTATTATGAATAGAGCAATTCATAAAGACTTAGGAGAACCGGAAAATATGCCAATGCCTTTTGATAGTGCATTTGAATCAGCAGTAGAAGAAGCAGTTGATTTTTATTGGGATGAGTGGGAAGAGTAATCTATTGCAGATTTAGAAGCAATAGCTAACGATACTTCGAAGATGCCAGCAGAAAGAGATGCAGCTAGGAATAAAATGTATGCTATGAAAAAGCCTCAAGCTGGAACAAAATTAGCAGAAGCACCAGAAGGTACATCATACATTGAGGTATCTATTAGAGATGCTAAAAGAGCATTAGAAATTATCCATGACAACCCAGCTTACAGAAAAGCTGTAGAGATGGACGGATCAAATAGATACTACATTACTAATCCTGAACTTGCTTATGATTTGCAGATGGATTTTGGTACACAAAATATCGAAGTAGTAGATACTAATGTTGATATGGATGAAGCTAAGCATGAAACAGAATTAGTACAAGATCCAAACACTAAAGAGTTTACTCGTAAAATGAAGATGACACCTAAAGATATGGAAACTATCGAAAAGGTTCAGAATATGATGGCTAAGGAAAAGAGCTTGAAGAAAGAAGGAGAAGAGGAAGATTACTACGATCAAAATGACGTTGCAGTCGATGTAACTGGAAAGGCTTACAGCATCGGAGATATTATAGAATTTAGAGGGCATAAGTTCCAATGTCAAATTGGACAAAGAGGTATAGTTGTTTTACAGCAAGTAGATGATGAATTGAATCCATTACCTAAATTCTTCGAAGGCGGAACACCCCAATTTAGCGCAATTTTAAAAAATGCTAAAATAGTAAGCCATGGAAACAGTATTTCTGAAGGAGGTACTAACCCAGAAGGTGATGCAGCAGTATTAAGATTCTTAAAAGGATTAGCTAAGAAATGGGATATACCAATGCAACACGCAGTAAACTTTGTGTTAGCTTCTATCAAACGTCACGGATACTAAAATAATAAAAAATGAAAATAAAGGAATTGAGAAAAGCTGTTCAAGAAATATCAAAAGAGATGTCTAATATTAAAGCAGAGGCTCCTGAAGTAGAAGTTCCTTCTACAGAAGTAGAACCAGAAGCTCAGATAGAAGATGAACCACAAGCACCAACAGGTGACAAATCTACTGAATTTATTTCCCTAATATTAGAATCAGCTACACAAGCTCATATTTTCCATTTACAGTCAGATTCATATGCACAACATATAGCACTATGTGCGTATTATAATGGAATACCCGGTATCATAGACGCTCTAGCAGAATTACTACAAGGACGTTATGGTATACTGAGAGGATATACAGCACCAACTCAGTACCTAGAAGATAATAACGTAGTAGAATATTTTAAAAATTTACTAGAGACTGTAGATGCTCAACGAGCAAACTTACCACAAGATTCTAATATTCAAAACAGTGTAGATAATGTAGTTGATTTAATTCAAAGCACTCTATACAAATTAACATTCTTGAAATAATGAATAGAGAAGAATTCAAAGAACTTATTGAAGAAGCTTATTTCGAAGTATTAGCTGAAAAGAAAGCTACATACTGTGGAAGATGTGGACATACCCACGTTAAGGGTACACCATGCCCAAGGCCTTTTAAAGAAGCTAAAGTAAATGAAGCAGAAGGAACCACAGTAAAGCCAAATGAAGTACCAAAAGAGTTCTTAAAAACGATAGAAGATAAATACGGTCCTATAAAGGATGAAGATTTCTTTAATAAAGATTTATCTACGTACTTTAAAACAGATAAAGTAAACCCTGAAACCGGATCAGTTTCTCATAAGATTATACAATTACCTAGCTTTGAAAACTTATTCTTTAACCTATCAGCAGCAGTAGATTCTACTAAAGAATTAATGCACATAGATGATATTCGTAAAGATGAGAAAGCAAGACAGGTATTCGAAGTAGTTAGTAAGACATTTAACGCTCTTCGTCATTTCTTAAGAACTGAATATCCAGGACAGTATGCTGCAATGAAAGCAAGACGTTCTGTAAACGAAGCACTTTTAGAAGAGAAATCTTTAGCAGAACTTATTAAAGAAGAAGAACCTAAAGAGGAGCCTGCAAAAAAGCCTGAAGAAAAAACAGACGAAAAGCCATTAGAGAAAGCAGGAGAAGAGACAGTATTAGAAACTGCAACAGATAAGATGTTAAGCAAGTTTCCTAGTTTAAAACAAGCTGTTGAATCTTTACTAACAAATCAATATGGTGAATTCGTAGAAGAAATTTTATGGGTAGCACCTCGTCCTTCTACTTTTAGAGTTGAGTTAAAGAATAAACAAAACTTTATACTAAAGTGGACAGGTAAAGGATTTGAAGCACAAATTCAAGGAAAACGCTACTATATTAACAAGCTTGCAGATTTTGAACAAGCTTTAGATAAATTAAACGAATTACTTAAATACGGACCTAACACAGGTGGTGAACCAGGAGAAGGTGGAGAAGATGATGGATCAAGCGGAGGAGCAGGAAGTACATCCGGCGGTGATTTCCCAGGAGGAGAAGGCGGAGGAGCAGAAGAAGAACCAGCACCAGAAGGAGAAGCAGGTGAAGAAGGAGGAGCAGATCTAGGAGGAGAAGAGATTGAATTTCAAGAACCAGCAGAAGAACCAAAGTAAATGAATTTAGTAGAAAAAGCAATACTAGAGTGGTCTTTTAGATGTGAAAAAGGATATCCTGACATGTCTAACGAAAAAGATATGGATCTATTTGAATCCTTATTTGGATTTAGATTAGATGAAGGAGTCCTTAAATGGAACGACTTTAGTGATGCAAGTAGGAAGTATAGCCGACTACAAGTTATAGATAATAAAATAGAGAATAAATCACCATTTGAATTTAAAGATGGAAGTCAAAGTATATTAACATATGCTGACGATTCTTACGCTCCTTTATTCCATTCAATGGAAGTAGACGCAATTAAGAAGATTGGTGGTACTCGTATAAATCAATTTCCTTTCTTCAAAGATCAAGACGGAAATGATGTAAGCTTCAGCGCACTACAAAAGACCAAAGAATTTGGAGGCTCTGGGGGAAGTAAAATCGCTACAACAGAAAGACAAGAGCACGGTATAATTGATGCTATAAATGCAGTACCTGGAGTTAAGACTCTAAAAGGTACAAACGGTATAGAAATTAACGGAGTACAGTCAGCAGATAAGGTAGAGGGTTTAAATGAATTTGGAAGTGAACCTTATGCAGATGTTATCTTAAAAGTAAAAGGACAGGATATAAAAGTATCAGCTAAGGGTAATGAAGCACCTACTTTAGCAGGTGGAGGAGTTAAAGGAATGACTGCTATGGCTGTTACAAACTCTAAAATTAGAGAATGGTTGACAGACTTTTACGAAGATGCTTATCAGTTCTATCAAGATAGGGTTGAAGCAAATAACTTAGAAGGAGTTAATTTAGCAGGTAATAAACTTATACCAGACGTCTCTAGAAAAATACCACAAGACTTAATAAAACCTATTATACAAGGTACAATACCAATGGGAGGTCCTATTGACTACTACTACCAAGGAGATATGGAAGTTAAGTTTGAAGTAGAAGGTAACACGGTTAATTTTAAAAACGGAAAGTTCGTACCTATCGATACATTTATTGAGGAACATGGTGGAACTCTATACGCTCATATAAGAAAAAGAGATGGCGATTTTTTCTTTACGAACTCACAACAAGATATAAACGGAGTAATACTACGTCGTATCTTTACAAAAAAAGAAGGAAGTAACTCAACTCAGTCTAGATTCGGAACCTTAGATAAGATTCGCGGGATTGAGATATAATTAATTAGTTATGTCGCAAGATATTAAAAACATAATAGCACAAGAGTACATCAAGTGTGCTAAAGATCCAGCGTACTTCATGAGGAAGTATTGCTATATTCAACATCCTACCCGAGGTAGAATTCTCTTCAACTTATATCCATTTCAGGAGAAAGTATTACATTTATTTAGAGATAATCAATTCCTTATTACGTTAAAGTCTAGACAGCTTGGTATATCTACCTTAGCTGCTGGTTACTCTTTATGGTTAATGATCTTCCATAAAGATAAGAACGTACTAGCCTTAGCAACTACACAAGCAACAGCTAGAAACCTTGTTTCTAAGGTACAGTTTATGTACGAGCAACTACCAAAGTGGTTACGCTTACAAGCAGTAGAGAAGAATAAATTATCACTGAGATTAAAAAATGGTTCAAAAATACAAGCTAAATCAAGTAACTCTGATGCTGCTCGTTCTGAAGCCGTATCGTTACTTTTAATAGATGAGGCCGCGTTTATTGATAACATTGAAGAAACCTTTACAGCTGCACAACAAACGTTAGCAACCGGAGGTCAGTGTATGGCCTTATCAACTCCTAACGGTATTGGTAACTGGTTCCATTCTACATATGCTAAAGCAGAAACAGGAGAAAACTCTTTTATCCCTATTAAACTACCATGGACTGTCCACCCTGAAAGAAACCAGTCTTGGAGAGATATGCAGGATAGAGACTTAGGTCCTCGTATGGCAGCTCAGGAGTGTGATTGTGACTTCTTATCATCAGGTGAAACCGTATTTGAACCAGAAGATTTAATATTTTATGAAGAAACTTATCAAAAAGATCCAACTGAAAAAAGAGGAGTTGATGGTAATCTTTGGGTATGGGAAAGTCCTGATTACTCAAAATCCTATATGGTTACAGCCGACGTATCTAGAGGTGACTCTACTGACTATTCTACGTTTCACGTAATGGATATAGAGAGTTGCGTTCAAGTAGCAGAATACAAAGGGAAATTATCTCCAAAAGAATTTGGAAACGTCCTAGTAGGTATTGCTTCTGAATACAATGATGCACTTTTAGTAGTAGAGAACGCAAATATTGGATGGTCCACTATAGAACAGATACTAGAGAGGGAATATAAAAATATTTATTATAGTTCAACTTCCAATATGGATACTGTTGAATCTTATATGTCTAAGTACGAGAGAGAAAAACTTGTTCCCGGCTTTACAATGTCAATGAGAACTCGTCCTTTAGTAATTGCTAAGATGACCGAGTATATTAGGGAAAAAGGGGTTACAATTCAATCTAAGAGATTGTTGCACGAGATGCGAGTATTTGTATGGAAAAATGGAAAAGCTCAAGCTCAGACAAATTACAATGATGACTTAGTGATGGCCTTTGCAACCTCACTGTACGTAAGAGATACCGCATTAAGATTAAGACAACAAGGTATGGATTTAGCAAGAGCTCAACTATCTTCTTTCAATAATCTTAATGCAAAAAACCAAGCTGTTATATCAACAGTTGGATCCCAGCGAAATAATCCGTATCTTATAGACATGGGTAACCAGCAGAAAGAAGATATTAGCTGGTTATTTTAAACGAATCTATTTATAACTAAAGACATTTTAATTAAATGGCAGATAAAGGCTTATTTAGTAGACTACAGCGATTATTCGCTACGGACGTTATTATACGTAACGTCGGTGGTGATGAATTAAAAGTAGTTGATCCTAATCAAATACAGACAACTGGTAAATACCAGACCAACTCTCTTATAGATAGATTTAGTAGATTATATATCTATAAC